TCATCAATAAAGACAACTTCAAAAATTATTTTGATTACCACTATTCCAATGTTGGGTTGATTAAAATGATTGCTGGCGACATATCAGATAACATATCTGGTCTTGAGGGGATAGGTGAAGAAACTGTACTTAAAATGTTTCCTGAATTAAAAAAAGAGCCAAAAGATCATGAGTGGGTTATTAACAGAGTTGATGAGTTATTAACGGAATCCCCAGATAGTAAAAAACTTCTCACAATAAAAGAGGGTAAAACGAAATGGGGGACATATGGTACCGATTATTTTAGTGTTATGGGTAAAGTTATTAATTTAGAAACGCCAAATGTAACAGAAGACCTAAAAAATGCTATAACGGAAATGGTCAACGAACCATTGTCGCCAGAAGGTCGAGGTGGTATAAATAAGATTATGGAAATGATGAAAGAAGACCAATTATTAAATTTTTTACCAAAATATGATGACGGGTTCTTTGTTTTCTGGTCAACTTTTATTACTATTATAAACAAGGAAAAAAAAATTTACGAACAAACGAAAAATTAAAATTATGAACGCAAAAAAAGAAATTAAAAAAGAGCAAAGAAAATTTGAATTTACAATTTACCTTAATGACAATATTATAGTCCAACGTTATTTCAACGTTATTGGCTTTAATAATCGCGCAATTAACTCTTTAAACTTTAAATATGCTATTGATTACAATCAGCATATAATCCAACTTCATATGAAGAACAAAACCTTAGATTTCATGACAGAAAATTCAAGAGCTTTTTATGAAAATTCTGGATTTGAAAAAAACGACATTAAAGATGTTATGAAAATTATTGTTAAAATGGATGATAGGGTTATTGCGTACAGACAATGGGATGCGACAATTTATCCAGTTAAAGTAAGGTATACCGTTGATATTCGTGAGCATATTTACGATATGATAACAAGAATACAGAAATGTTTATCTGAAAAAAATGAAAGACTAGAAACAAAATATTTACAGTACGATTTAGCGGTTTAATATCATGATACAAAAATCTATACAATTAGAGGACTTCGGGCCAGATTTCCAATTAGATTTGTTTCATGAAATAATAGTTGATCCAAAATTTGGTGAAACCGTAGTTGAGACATTGGATACGGTTCACTTTAAAACCGAGGCCTTTCAAAAAATAATCTCCCTGATTAAAAAGTATTATACAAAACATAATGCTATTATAAATTTTCCAGGTTTAAGAACTGAGATTAATGTTGAAATTCCAGACCCCACATTTAAAACACAAGTTTTAGATACACTACAAGAGGTTGAAAGCCGAACAGTTACAAATAAAAACATACAAGATTACGTTGTTAAGTTCTGTAAAATGCAATCACTTAAAAGTGTAATCCAAGAAATATCTAAAAAAGTTGAAAGGGGTGTTATTGAGGATTATGACCAAATCGAAAAAAGGTTAAAGGATGCATTGATCTTTAAGGACACTCAGGATTCTATAACACTTTTCCAGGATATGGATAATGTACTTTCTGATGAGTTCAGGGATCCAATACAATGTGGCATTAGTGGTATCGATGAAATTATGGGTGGTGGTATTGCTAGTGGTGAACTCGCTTTGGTTATCGCTCCACTTGGTGTTGGTAAAACAACCTTTTTAACAAAAGTCGCCAATCAAGCTTATCAGGATGGCCGAAATGTTTTACAAGTCTTTTTTGAAGACAAAGAAAAATCAATACAAAGAAAACATTATACACTTATAACTGAAGTACCACTTAATAAATTATCTGACGAAGAAGGTATTTCTTGGGTTAAATCTAGGTTGGAGGCTTTTAAGAATAGAAAAGTTAACGGGCAAGAACCAAAGAATAACCTATTCCTACAAAAATTACCCGCTGATGGTGTCACAATAACAAAAATCAAAAATATCATAAAGAAATTAAATTCTAGAGGTCATAAAATTGATTTATTGGTTTTAGATTACATTGATTGTATTTCACTTGAAAAAGAATACAGCTCAACAACAAATGATGAATGGGCTAGTGAGGGTAGAGTTATGCGACTTCTTGAGACAATGATTGAAGAGGTTGGTGTTGCTTGTTGGACAGCAACTCAAGGTAACCGAGCCTCAACAAGCGTTGAGGTGGTTAAAACCGAAAATATGGGTGGTTCACTTAAAAAAGCTCAGATTGCACACTTTATAATGAGTATTGGTAAAACATTGGAACAAAAAGAAGCCAGTGTCGCAACAATCTCAATATTAAAGAATCGATTGGGTCGTGATGGTATGGTTTTTCCAAATTGTAAATTTGACAATGGTACGTTAAAGATTAATACCGATGATCAATTAACTGAAAAGGGTTTTGAAAGCCAAAAGGCTAAAGAACAAGTGGATAAACGTAAGAATCTTTACAGAGGGTTTTTAGAATCTAGGGGAAGTGAAAATAATACTGAAAATCAATAAATTTTTTATTAAGATTAAACCAAATTAACTATATTTGCGAATATTTATTTTAACCCAATAACACAAAAAAACAATGAATTTAAAAAGTAACGACTTAACAAAAAGGTATTCGATTTTCCCTATAACTCACCCAGATTTATGGGAGTTTTATAAAAAAGCTGAAAAACAAACCTGGGTAGCTGAAGAAGTTGACCTATCAAAGGACAAATACAATGAATTAACTGATTCTGAAAAACAATATCTAAAAAACATTTTAGCGTTCTTCGCCATTTCAGATGGATTAGTAATTGATAATTTAGCCACAAACTTCATGAACGAGGTTGATTTGCTTGAAGCTCAATATTTTTATGGGCATCAAACGTTTATTGAACAAGTCCATGCTAATGGTTATTCACTTTTAATTGAGTCATATGTGAAAGACGAGAAAGAAAAGATGGATTTATTTAATTCCATGGAAACAAGCCCATCAGTTGCCGCAAAAGCGTCTTGGGCTGAAAAATGGATAAACCACCCATCTTTTGTTCATAGATTGATCGCGTTTGCTTGTGTTGAAGGAATTTCTTTTAGTTCTGTTTTTGCGGGAGTTTTTTGGTACCGCTCAAGAAATAAAATGGAGGGTTTGGCGGGTATGAATGAATTAATTATTCGTGATGAAACATTACATTACGAATTTGCGGTTAATTTATATAACAATTACGTTGCAAACAAATTACCAAAAGAAGAAGTGCGTGAAATTATTTTATCTTGTTGCCAGGTGGAAGAGGTTTTTGTTAGAGAAAGTATGCCAAATGGTCTTATGGGTTTAACAACAGACATGATGGTACAATATGTTAGATATGTCGCTGATGTTGTTTTAAAGGACTTTGGTATTGAACCAGAGTTTAATACGAACAACCCTTTGGATTACATGGCAAGAATTGGTTTGTCCGCTAAAAATAATTTCTTTGAACAAAGAATAGGACAATACACTAGAGTGGATATTCCAACTACAACAGATGGTATTTTTGATGATGATTTTTAAAAAAAATAGAGATGAGGATTAAAAAAAGAAACGGTGATTTTCAGGCTTTTATGCCTAATAAAATTTTGAGCAGAATAAAAAATAACTCAAAAGATTTAAATGTTGATGGTGATGCGTTATTCAAAGAAGTTATTCCTTTGATATACGATGGTATGACAACCACCGAATTGGATGAACTAATTGCGTTTAAGGCCGCCGACAAAGTAATAAACCACCCAGATTATTCGACCTTAGGTGGTAGATTACTTTTGAGTAGACAGTCAAAGTTAATTGGTAAGGAATTACAACCAGTTGATTTAACCTATGATTTCTTCGCGGCAACAACATTCTTGAAAAAATATTCAATGAAAGAAGGTAGTATGCCAATAGAATTACCCTCTTGTATGTATAATAGAGTGGCAAAACACTTATCAAGTTCGGATAAAGATTTTAAAATGTTTGTTGAGGAACTGACAAACAAAAGAATGAACTTTGCAACACCGATATACACAAATGCGGGGATTGACAAAAGAAATGGAATGATTTCTTGTAATTTGACCACATTACATAGCGATAGTATTGATGGGATTGAGGATACGCTTACAAAAATATCTTACGCATCTAAAGAGGGTGCTGGTATTGGTATGTTAATCGATCCACTGAGAAGTCGCCATTCTATGGTCGGTTCATTTAATGGGAATGCTGGTGGTGTTGTCAGATTAGCCGATATGGTACAAAGTAAAATGAGATTTTACAAACAAGGTAGTCGTTCTGGCAGTTGTGCTTTATACCTTTCTTTATGGCATAGAGATATCATGGATTTCTTAGAATTGACGCTACCAATCGGTGACGAGCAAATGAGAACCAGAGATTTATTTACCGCAGTTGTTGTTAACGACTTGTTTATGGAAAAATTAACCAATAATGAAGATTGGTATTTATTTTGCCCCAATGATATTGAAAAAGCTGGTTTAAAACCACTGCATGATACTTGGGGTAATGAATTTGTGGAACTATATAATAAAGCTGTTGAATTGGGTATTGGCACCCCAATAAACCCAAAAACAATTTGGGATGCGATTATTAAGGCTCAGGTTGAGAGTGGAAGACCGTATGTATTCTTTAAAGACAATGCGAATAAAAGAAACATGCAAAATAATATTGGTGTTGTTAAACAAAGTAATCTTTGTATTGAAATTACAAATGTATCAAAACCAGGTTATACATCACAATGTACATTAGGTTCAATTAACCTAGCTGAACACGATGATTTGAAAAGTATAGCTAAGAGTACAAAAGTCATGGTTAGAGCGCTAAACGCTGTTATTGATAAAAATAAGTGGAGTGATGATTGGAGTGAAAAAGCTGGGTTGGATCAAAGATCTTTGGCGATTGGTGTAGCTGGTTTAGCTGACTTTTTTGCAAAGAAAAAGATTTCTTTTGAAAGTGAGGAGGCCAAAAAATGGAACACTGACATTTTCGAGACAATGTACAAAGCTGCGGTTACTGAATCTATGAACATGGCTAAAGAGCAAAATAGAAATTATCCCTCGTGGGATGGTAGCCCTTATTCAAAAGGTGAAACATATATTGAGGGGTGGAGCCCATTATCAAATGGTGAACCAATACCGATGCTTAATTCATTACTACTTGGTTTAATGCCAACAGCGTCATCTGCAATATTACTGGGTGTATTTGAGTCGTTTGAACCAGTAACGTCAAATTTATTTACTAGAAGAGTTGGTCAGGGCGAATTTTTGGTAATAAATAAACACCTTGTAAATGAATTGGATGAGTTAGGTATATGGGATAATAATATTAAAAATAAAATTATCGCCAATGGTGGGAGTGTACAAATGATCAATGAAATTCCCCAAGATATAAGATACAGATATAAAGATGTTTGGGAGATTTCACAAAAAACGTTATTAGATTTATCAGCGATTAGAAACAAATATGTTGACCAATCGCAGTCGTTAAATGTTTATCATTCTGATGCAAAATATTCTAAAATATCTAGCGCTTTAATGTATGCTTGGAAAGTCGGTTTAAAGTCTGGTGCATATTATACCAGAACCAAATCTAAAATAGAAAACAACTCAAAACTATCATCGGGTAGTGCAACTGAAGCGGTACCCAAAAAACCAGAAAATAGTCAATTTGAGTGCTTTGGGTGCTCAAGTTAACAAGAAAAGCCACCTAAACGGTGGCTTTTTTGTTTACAATAAAATAATTTTTCTTACTATTTATGAATAAATAAAAATCATGAATATTAGGAGACCAACATATGGTGTTAATTTTCCCTTTGATGACGGTGACAATGGTGATTTTTTAAAGTTAACAACAACACCAGAGTTAGAAGTTAAAACAAATTTAATACATCTTTTATTAACAAAAAGAGGTAGTAGGTATTATTTACCAGATTTTGGTACCAATTTATATCAATACATTTTTGAACCGCTTGATGATATTACGATGGGTAAAATTGAGGATGAAATTATCGATGCTGTCGAAAAATACATACCAAATTTAACTATAAATAAAATCATTATAAATAAATTTTACGATCAAATTGAATTTGTTGGTGATGACAAATTACAACACACAATAAAAATAAATCTTGATTACACAGTAAATTCAAGAACATTTCAATCGTCTGGCACGGTAACATTATTATTATAAAATGGCTAAACAAATTAATTATAGTAAACGCGATTTTTCGTCATTAAAAACCGAACAAATCAATTTTATTAAACAGTACTACCCAAATTTGGTGCAAAATTTCAACGATGCGTCAATTTTATCCGTATTTTTAGATTTAAATGCTGCAATTGCGGATAACCTTCATTTTCATATTGATAGGGCTTTACAAGAAACTGTATTGGATTACGCTCAAGAAAGACAATCACTTTTTAATATTGCGAAAACGTATGGTTTAAAATTACCAACCAGATCAGCAAGCGTTGCTGTATGTCAATTTAGCGTCCAGGTACCCATTAGGGGTGATGCTGAGGATAGAAGGTACTTACCATTAATGTATGCAGGTTCACAATTTTTATCTGGGGATGTTAGTTTCGAGTTGTTATATGATATTGATTTTGCATCAAATTTTAATATCTCGGGTAAAATTGATAGAACTAAAATCCCAATTTACACAAATGGTATTTTAACTGCATATAGGATAACAAAAACTGGTATAGTTGTGGCTGGGGCAAGTAGAATTTTTACACAAAAAATTTCAAATACAAGATCATTTTATCAAATAACATTGCCAGAAAATAATATATTATCTATTGATTCTATTATTCATAAAAATGGTACATCGTTTCAAACAATACCAACAAATTTAGAATTTAATTCAAACACAAATAAATGGTACGAAGTTGCGTCTTTGGCTGAAGATACAATCTTTGTTGAAGACAGAACTGTGGCGCCAGTAAATGGTGTTTATAAAGGTGACTACACAAAAGTTGATAGGCGATTTGTAAAAGAATTTACACCAAATGGATTTTGTGTGTTAACTTTCGGTTCTTTGACCGACCAGGGTTTAGACATATTAGATGATTTTGTCGATGCTAATACTTTTAATCTTAAAAGTTTTTTAAGTAACCCAGGTTTAGGTTTTGCCCCAATCAATAATACAACGATGTATATTAAATACAGGATTGGAGGTGGTGAGGACACAAATGTCGGTGTTGGTACAATAGATACCACAGGACTTGTTTCTATGCAACTGAACGGCCCTGAGGCCCAAATTAATTCAATTGTGCAAGGTTCGCTAACGGTTACAAATGTTACACCAGCAATTGGGGGTGGTGAGGCTCCAAGTATTGAGGAGTTAAGAAACTATATTTCGTACAATTTTTCTGCTCAAAATAGAGCTGTCACATTGCAAGATTATAAAGCCATTTTACTCGGTATGCCAGCTAAATTTGGTGTTCCAGCAAAAGTAAGCGTCTCACAAATTCAAAATAAAATTAACGTTGGTGTTTTATCGACAGATACAAATGGTTCGTTAACAAATATTGTTTCATCAACTGTTCTAGAAAACGTAGCAAATTATTTATCGAGATATAGAATGATAAATGATTATGTTGTTGTAAAACCAGCCGATGTGATTGATTTATCGTTTGAAATATCAATTTTAAGCGAGGCTGGATCGCAAATAAATGCAATTGCTAACATTGCCGCGATATTAAGAGATGAGTTTTCCAAGGATAAAATGCAGTTAGGGCAAAGTTATCTTGTTGGGGACGTTATTAAAAAACTTTCACAGATTGATGGTGTTTTAAATATTAACTATATTAAGGTATTTAACAAAGTTGGTGGAGATTATTCATCAAGTAAACTTGACGATTCACTCTACATAAATGTTAACACAGGTGAAATTGATATAACTGGTGGGGTTATTCGTGTAAATGCGGATCAAATTTTACAATTAAGAACACCAGAAAAAGATATTGTGGTTATACCAACCACACAAAACACATTGTTAGGCGTTTAATATGGATAGAAACATAAGGATTCCAGTAGATTTTTCTAGGGATGATAAAGTAATACAATTTAATTTAGAGCAAGAGTTTGATAATCTTGAAATCCTTAGTTTAAAGATAACCAATTCCGATGCTTACACTAGACAATGCTCAAATTTTGGTGTTATTGTTGGAAGGGTTATGTTAAATAGCGGATTTGGTGTTCAAAACGCAAAAGTTAGTATTTTTATCCCTTTAAAAGATGAAGATAAAGATAGACCAGAAATATTGGAATTATATCCGTTTGAAACGGTAAATGACACTTACCCAAATGGTGTTAGATATAACCTTTTCCCTAGGGTTAAAAACGAAAGAAATCCAAGTCACAAAGCAATCGGTAATTTTCCACACGAAAGTGACTTTACAAATTACCCGCAGTATCTCGAGGTAATGGAAAAGTATTACAAATACACAACTACAACAAATGAATCGGGTGACTTTATGATATTTGGCGTCCCAACTGGGCAACATGATATCATTATGGATTTTGATGTCTTTGATACAAAATCTTTTGAATTAACAGCAAATGATTTGGTTGAACAAATATCTTTAAATAACAACATTGAGGAATTAAGATCATTATTACTTAGTAATTCCATTGACGCCCAAGAGCAAACAATTAATAGGAACAAAGTGCCTAATTTTATTTACTTGGGTAATAATAACTTTGAGGTCGAAGTAAAAACAAATATTGATGAAATGCCTAATATATTTCATCAGGTTAAACAAATAACCGTATCACCATTTTGGGGCGATGAGGATCAATGTGATGTGGGTATAACTAGGTGTGATTTTAAAATAAATTTTAAATACACACCAACCGCTGTATTTTTTGGGTATATACATGCACCAAGTGGTGGTTTTACGATAAATCCAGATTACAATTATAATATCACAACAAGAAGACCAGAGATTCACGCAAACGATGCTTCACTTAATTACGCAACTGGTGATATATATCCATATCAAAAAATGGAAATAGTTGTTTATCGATTAGACGATAAACTAAATCAAGGTTCTAGAAAAAGACTTGGCGTATTTACTGGTTCATACTACAATGGGGTATTCAGATTATCATTACCTATGTATACGGATTACTATATCACAAATGAATTTGGTGATTTAGTTCCGACAAACGATACAACGAATGGAATACCAACAAAAGCATATTACGCCTTTGAGATATATGACACCGATGATAGATGGACAGGCAGAAGACTACCGTGGGGTGGATTTGCAGACCAAATATTACCAGGTATTAGGATACCATCCACGATTAATGGAGATGTTTGGCTTGGTGGTTGGGAAGG